TTAAGGCAGAGGGTTTATTCCTCTGCCTTTTCTATGAGTTCCCATGCCTTTTCATCGCCAAATTCTTTCCTTACGGCTTTCCATAATCTGAGGTACTTCTTGGATTCTCTGTCCCTTTCAGTCCTTGCCTTGTCAATCTGGCTTCTGAGGCGGCTTATGTACTGCTCGTCCTCTGTCTGAATCAGCTTATCTGAGTCACGGTACAGTGACCGGATCATACTTTCTTTGAGCATTTCCACCCACGGCGTAGATACCTCTGTACTGCGCCCATTGATTGAACGGCGTGTTTTATATTCCCTATCGGATAAATCCTGTTTCTTGGCTTTCTTGGCGCAGTAATCGCCAATATACACACCAACCCAGTCTGGGATCTCTCCTTTGACCTGATCGTAAAGTTCTCTGGTAAGCACATAATAGTTGTAGTGACCTACGAACGATTTCACTGCCGCACTATGGAAATCTGCCTTTGATACCTTGACCTCATAGCATCGAAAAATGCCCTTTGTGTCGTATGTCATGTAGTCCACACGCTCCTTGCCGCCATATCCTATTGTTACCTCATAGCAGCCAAATGTTCCCATTTTGTATGTGGCTCTTCTGATTGCCTTTTCCAATGCTACGGTTTCTGCGGTTTTCATTTCAGATCCTCGATTGAGAACACCAGACCTACGCAGTAGACCTCTCCATCTTCCCAAATATCAAATCTCTCACAAGGAATTTCTGTCTCATACGTCCAATCTGCCGGAAGTCCGTCTCGGTTCATGCCGTCACACCATCTGGCATCTATCCAGTTTGCACGTTCTTCTCCCTCCTGATCCACACCGTTTCTGTCAAAGTATACTCTTCCTCCATCGAAGCAACCGCCCTCATCATAGATTGCCCCATCAAACTCCATGAGATCATCAGATGCACCGTAAACAATAACCAGACCGCTTTCCTTTGCTTCCTGCTTCACATCGTCAAAACTATCTCCGTATGTTCTCCCATTGAGCTTTTCTGCCAATTCTTTTGCTGTAATCATCGCATATCCTCCTTAATCTGTATATACCACTATTCTCTGTCCCTCCATTCTGTAACCAAAACAGAGGTTTCCACCGTCTGCTATGATTGCACAGTCATGTTCAGACAGATTATTCACGTTTCCGATAATCTCATAATATTTACAGGCATATCCGCTTTCTCCGCTCATAATAACGGTTTTCTTAGAAAGAATCTTATTCCGCTGTTTCTCTGACATACAATCCCATTCATACGGATATATCACAACTGCCTTGTCCTTGATCTTTTCGTACTCCTTGAACCATGTTTTAATCATCGGCTGACTCCTTTCTTGCATATTTGTACCCTGAGAAGTTGGTTCCGACATCAAGAAACATATCCAGAATGATTTTCTCGCTCTCTCCGCAGAAATTTATATGTCCTGTCTTTGTGTGTTTAACTATCAGCTTTTCGCAGTTAAGGCAGCACGCCTTTTCGTTCCGTTCCTCGAACATCTGCAAAGCCGTCTTATTCATTCTGGTTTCCTGCCTTTCTGAAATGATCCGCAATTTTGCAGATTGTAGCATCTCCGACTCCTTTGATTGAGGAAATCTCTTTGAGAAATTTGTTAATATCCGCTCCGCCGGAGGACTTTTTACCCTGATTAAAACCCTCACTTCTGGCTTTCTCCACTCTGTCCTCAACATAATGTACCAACTGCTCATCTGTCATTTTCCGCATCTTTACGGCTTTTTCGTGAATCTTATCCTCGTCCGCAGTTCTGCGGCAACTTCTTTTCTTTGCCATTGTGATCCTCCTATCTCATGTATGTTTCAACAATGCACGCATCGTCCTCCGGTGTCCTTGGGAACTTAAAAATAAATCCGGCTGACATTACATCATCTTCGCATCTTTTAAGGTTTTCATATTCGCAGTAAACATTCGTTGGCCGATTCTTCTCTCCGTCCCATACTCTTGCCACCACTTTTCCCGGAAAGTCTTTCGGGCTGTCATATATCACTACTAGCGGCACTTTTATATCTGAATAGTCCACCAGATTAAGTGTCGGTACTCTCTTATACAACGGCGTGTTCTGTTTTGCTAATTTCTTCTGTTTGTTCACTCCCATACCTCCTGTAATTCCACATGGAATGATTTCAATAGTTCATCGTCCATATTTGACATAAATGTTCTGTACGATATGTCTGGCTTATTTTCCATAAACCACTCTACCGCCTTTTGATTTCTGGCTGTTCTGGTAGATAGATTTCTCCAATTATCCTGATACCGAACCCGTTTCAATTCTCCGTACCATACAAGAAATCGTTCTCTCGTGCCATTCATATCAATCCTCATAGGCACATACGGATCAACAATCTCGTAATCTATCCGCCGGACTGCTGCCGGAACTGCCATAACCCACATTTCTCCTGTGGCAACGGCATCCGGCACTTTATCCGCTATCTGCTCCGGCATGAGGATAGCATCACTCTCTATGTAATACGCATGGATAACAACCGGCACACCGATTCTTGCCATGTTGTACGCCACTGTTCCGCCTTGCGGCATCGCCTGGATTGCACTCAATATGTTAGGTGCTACGCATATCCTCGGAGTGGTGTTATCCTCATCCGGGCAAATCTGTTTCGGAACTCTCGGAACAAATCTCTCTACTTCATCAAATGAAACGTGAACCAATTTACCGTTGCTTCTTTTTCCTCTTTGCTTCATCCTTTTTCCGTTGGCGTTCCTCCCAGTAGGGATGTTCCAACCTTTCCAGTCCAGTGCATCCTATCTGCAGGCACTTATGGACTTTCATTTGCTTCGTTGATAGATACCCTTTATGTGTTTTGCAGTACGCTACCGGCGATTTAAGCATATTCTTATCAATGCTCTGGAATAAATCAGGCATGAATAAGGGCTTTTGGAAACTCTTGAATGAGTTCTTCGCCCCAAATGTCCGTGAGGCTCGGTTTCATAAATACCGGTATGTTGTACTTTCTGCACTGCTCCACAATATTTTCAATCCATTCTCGTCTTGGTATGACTTTATCTTTTCTGCTGCCAGTCTCAGCTCCTACGATTATCCACTCCGGGATGTATGATTTCTCACTCAGCTCTCCGAAGTCTGCCAGTATAGGCTCTACTGACAAAAACGTATGGAACTCATAGTGTCCGTCCTGCCCCATATACTCCGTATCTGGATCTGTGACTGTCGTTCCGTACCACATATTATCTCTGAGTGGTAATTCTCCGTAATGATGCAGCTCAATATATCTTCCTGGATTCTTCGTGAGGAAGAGGTAATTATGCTGCGGAGCTTTCTCACAAGCATTAAACACTTCCCTGATCCATCTATCAGGAACCCACTCTCCAAACACATCCGACATTGATCCGACAAAGATATTTCTCTGCCTCTTTTTGTCTCTGTATTCTCCCATGCGGTATCTGTGGATTGTCGGCACAAATCCATGCGGATAGGCGCATCTGAATTGTTTTCCGGTCTCATCATCAACATAATACGGTTGCTCATTTATCTCATAAATTTCAGAACCATCGTCTCCGAGTTTGTACGTCTCCGGTTCTACCAGATGGCATCCTTTCCGTGATACGAAACGGTTTGCAATGCCTCTGGCATAACAATAAGGGCATTTATGACGGCAGCCGGTAATTGGATTCCATGTGCTGTCAGCCCACTCTATTTTCGTTTTATCCAAGTCTATTCCTCCTACCTGTGTATTTCCCTACATGATTGATATAACCGCAATAACAGCACTTTACCTCGTCCCTAAGACGGCTCTTGTAAATCTGATTTCCACAGCATCCACAGTCAAATTCCTGTGGATTGATTTTCTTTTTCTTCATAAACGCATCACTCCTTTGGAAATAATTTGTCATAAAACCATTCAATATCACGGCGAATCTTGAAATATCTAAATTTGTCCTCTTCGCTCGTGCTTCTTACACTGATATACCCGTGAAAAGCATTTACCTCTTCTACTACCACCGGAAGCTCTGCATATTCCGTCTTTAACATCCACTCACTTCCGAGAGGGTATTTATCGAATTTTGAATAGTCGATCTTTTCGTCCGCATGAAACGGAAGATCGTATTTTCTTTTATCCACAGCCAAATCGTCAATATAGCAAGTGGCATACACTTTTCTTGGATTGTTACCATATTTTTCAACGTTTTCCGGCAGATTATCATTGACCGCGTCGAACTCTAAACCAAATTTTCTGCACCAGTCCACCGCCTCTTTCAGATGTTCTTCCACTCTGCAAGTCCAAAGGATCACTTTTGCTCCCTCTGTTCTGCGTTGAATAAGGTGTTGTATCAGTTTTTTATTCGGTGCTCCAATTCCGGGCCACTCGCTTTCGCAAAGTGTTCCATCGAAATCTACCGCATAAATCGGTACAAAACTACTCATCTCTATTCCTTTCCATCCCTAAATCGAATAGGGATAATTGCGCTTTCTCTCTTTCCAACCTCGCGTTTGAAACCTCATACATCTCAGTGTCTATCTCAAACCCTACAAACCTCACGCCGGTTCTGTGATATGCGATGAGGCTTGACGCAGATCCTACATGGGTGTCAAGCACCACCCCCCCCGATAGCTTAAAAGCACCTACGAGATATTCGTACAATGCTATTGGCTTCTGGGTTGGATGGATGCGCTTCTCTGAATTTGTTCCGCCAGTGTTTGAGTATCTGAACAGTTTTGCCGGGAGATTGTAAGAAGTCCACGCAATCTCCGCTTGTGAAAAGGCATCCCACGGCTGCACCTTATCCCATACAACAAAACACTTTGTTGGTGGCAGATTGAAATAATTTCCGCCCCATATAATCTGATTTTTCGATACGCGAAACAATTCTTTGAAGTATTCCTCCGTTGGCGGTTTGCTATCCCATTCCTTTACCTGTCCACTCCGTTTCAATCTGCTTGCAGTGCTTTCGGATGGATAACCGTTCTTCGTCCGGCTCTTATTGGTTCCCATCGCCATGTTCGGCGCATTGATTCCGTATGGTGGGTCTACGATTGCCACATCAAAGTATTTATCAGGGAAAAGTTTCATGCCAGCCATACAGTCCATGTTGTAGTAACCAAAATCTAATTTATCCACTTAATAATGCTCACTCCCTTATAACCTTTCTGAAACTCATACCACGCATACGCAACTGCACTTCCGCCTCCGGCTTTCATTTCCTCAAACATTCCGTTTTTGGCGCACAGAATACGGCTGCGTGACACATATACATATCTCGGAGGGTATTTCTTAAACAGCTCGCCTCTGGCCTTTCCCTCCAAAAATTGTAATTTAAGGAACATGAACACTTTTCTCCCGTCCGGTATGATTGTTATTGCGTGTTCGATAAACTCTTTCGCATACTTGTATGGAGGATTGGTAAGAATATCGCCATCCCACATTTCTGTTGTCTGCAAGAAGTCTATTCCGCCCTCTCCGTACCCTCTGTCGATAAGATCCGTACTGCGTACCTCATACCCAAGTCCTATGAGGCGTTCTGATAAGTGTCCTTGTCCTGCAGAGCACTCCCAAATCTTATGATTCAGTTCTGCCCCCCCTGTAACAATGCGTCTACTGCGATAGGGTCTGTCGCATAGTAGTCGTTAATCTCTCTTTCTTTCTCTGTGTGGTTGGATGCACCAAGAGTTGTAAAAATACTCTTGCCATTTCCAGTCCAATCTTTTCCCATCTCTGATCTCCTTATAAATATCCAAATCTATAACCATATATGGATTCTAGTTCTCCGCGGCATACCTTACCGACCGAGTTCGGCGGTAGGTTGTACAGTCGTTCCGCCTCCCGGCATGAGAAAAAGATTTCTTCCTCATCGCCTATGCAGATAACCATTCTGTGTTTCCCTGGCTTGTCCTTGCGGTTTCCGCACTGTACGCCCTTGTCCGCCCATCTGAGGTTGTATATGCTGTTATCAAACCTTTCCATGTTATTTATATGGTCTACGGTGTCATACCGCCGTCTGTCTCCCATGAAGAAAGTCTGCATAACAATCTGGTGTCTCTTAAACCGTACTTGGTTTCCGTCCGTATCTGTGAACATACTGGAAATATCGTATTTATCTCCGTATGCCATATTACATAGGATCCCATTCCGTATGAGTCTGCCAAATGATGATATGTAGCACTCCATGTTGAAGTCATGCACACTCTTTACTTCCAAATTCTCATCAAACTTAACAAGCCGTGTGACTTTTCTCCATGTTTCTTCCTTGTCCGGGTACTTCCGGCGGATATACTCAAAAGTTTCTGTTTCTCTCATACTCTCTCAAATGTGTAGATTGAATTTCTGGTTGTTACCTCAATGTATTTTCCTCTATCCTCGGTCTTGAATCCGATAACTGTACTCGTAACAATCATGCCGACATACGGTGTTCCATCCGGCTGAGCCAACCATTCAATCATCATGGCATCTCCGTTTCTTGGAGTGGGTTTCTTGCACATTCTCCCTACTCTGAGAGGGTATCTGCCCTCAATTCTCGGATTGCCTTTTCTGTCTGTAATTGATACAACTCTATAAGTTTCCATAGCAGCCTCCTTAATAAAGATTCCACAAAAACAGTTCTTCGTTTTCTGCCGGATCGCACTTTTCTTTCCATTCCAGTTTTCTCACTACATCCCATGTTTTCATGCAGATATTAGATAAGTCGTACCTGTCGTACACCCTCTTGTCGATAAACAGGCGCATATCCAAGTCCTCATCGTAGAGATTGGAACTCATGTATTTCAGATTACGAATATCCTCATCTGTGGCTTCTGCATGGACTGTTACTGTGATACCATCCAAGTGTTTTAAAATTACCGGATGATCGTCCATTGTCAGACAAGCCGTATAAAGATAGATTTTCTGTCTCTTATTCTGCTTTCTGAGCATTTTAATGACTGTGTAGAGTTGTGCCGGATTTATCATAGGCTCTCCGCCGGTAATCACAACTTCCTCATAGTCCTTTAATGCCGTGATACCGCCAATCACTTTCGCCAATGATGTGTAGTCCAATTTGCTGTTGCAGCACCCCGGGCACTTCCGGTCGCACTTTGATGTGATAATTACTCTCGCTGTCTTTTTCATCTTTCCTCCCTAATCCATGCCGTCATAAAGGCTTTCAGATAATTCAACCTGTTCGTCTGTCAAATCCCTAAGTGCATTGATTATCTTCATCTTTGTTTCTTTGCATGGGAAATATCCGTACTTTGCATATCTCAGCATCCGTTCAAAAGTGCTCATTGGAAATGGAATATCTTTATCAATTACAATCCGTTTAAGATGTAGATGTTCAAAAAACGCATCATCCATCAGGATTTTGTACTCAATGTGTGTTTCCGGTATTCCAATTTCCTCTAAGAAATGCTCATATTCCAGAGTTTCAAACGGAAGTTCTTGTCTTTTCGCTACCGCACCAGTTTCATCCTCTACTTCCTCTTTGTAATATGCGAACTTCGTGATTGTGAAATCGAACTTATTCAGAATTTCTTCCGGTTTTCCAAATATTTTGCAACAAAGTTCAATCACAACACCTGTTTCAATGTGTTTGTATGCCTTTACATTGTCGTTTTCGTAGTGGAAATGATATTTCTCATCTCTTACATCGTCTCCGTCATATCCTGGTGTCTGACTGTCAAAATACTGTACCGCATCATCAAAATCGCTTTCATTCTCAAAGAAAATATCAAGGTCCTTTACCTTTTCTTTATTGAATATGTTTTTGAAACATCCTCCACATATAAATCCTTTGTGACCGGTCATGTATTCATCAAGCCAATTTAACATCCAGAAGTTTTCTCTATCTCTCTTTATTAGAGCCATGCTTCCTCCTATCTCCGTGCCATTGCATCCTCGTATAACCGCTTATACACGTCCCTCTCAGCAGTTATCTTTGCAATTTCCAACTGTGTCTCAATGTCCGGCATCTCCACCTTTTTTGCGATAGGTTCGGTTTCTTTCTCGTCTGGCTTCATTGCTTCATTTGCAGCTTCCGCCCACTTCTTTACCAGATCATTCGATTTGATGTTAATTCCAATGCCGATACTTACTGCCAACGCTGCATCAATCTTTTTCATTTCCGCCATAGAACACTGCCCTATGTAATCTCCAACCTTATCCTTGTTTACCGTATCAATCTGCTCACAAAGCACGGTGGACGGATATTTTGAACTGTTGATTTTAACGTGTGTCGGCAACGGTTTCTTTTCCTGAGTGGTAAGGTAAACCACTTCCAATATGGGGCCTGCATTGTTGCCAATATCATTGCTTATGATTACCGCAGGTCTACCCCCCCCC